CCGGGATCAGCTTGCCAAGATGGGCCTGAAGGTGTCAGTCGTGCCCGAAAAGAAAGCTACTTGAATTTTGGCTGATAGTCCGAAGGGATGGCGCTGAACAGCCAGCCACCCGATTTCTCCTCGCGCGACACGACCTTCCACCACCGCTTCTCCATGAGCTTTGGATAGATGACCGAACCCTCACTGATTTTTTCGGCGGCGGGGCCACTGGTCCAGAACTGCAACGCGAAATCGCTTTGGTCCACGACATACGCCTCGAACGTGAAGGGGGCATCGTATTTTACGGTGGCGTAGGTTTCGCCATACAGGGCGTCCCGGCGACGGCGGATGATGGCCGGCAGGCAGTGGAAGATGGGTTTTTGCTCCCGCCTCTCCTGATCGTGGGCGTCGGGCAGGACGACTACGGGCCGCTCCAAAGGCGGGTCTTTTTGCCCATAGAATTCACTCACCTGTTTCTCGATTACCGTGGGTTCTGGTTTGGTCGCCTCCAGTTCCCCCACGAAGTCATTGACGTGCATGGGACTTTCAAAGGGAGTGACCTCGGTGGTGTCGGCAACGACGACGCCCTTGAACTGGAAGTTGTGCAGTTTGAAGTCCCTCCAGAGTTCCTGCTCGCGCATGAGCGGGTTCGGACCACGGAGGCGAAAGGGCGAACCATCTTTATTTTTCAAAGTCATGCAGGTATATACCCTAGCAGCTAAAATACAGTCGGAGGTTTGATGTCCTTAGTTGTCCCTGACGTAGCCGAGATTATTTTGCTGAAGTATATTGTCAACCAGCAAACGCCGGACGACCGCCTACTTCATCTGTACACGAACAACTACGTTCCTAGCGAATCCACCACCCTTCAGAACCTCACTGAAGCAACCGGCTACACTCCGGCGACCCTCCACGGACCCAACTGGACGATCACCCAGGTGGCCGGCGTGACGACTGCCTCATACCCCGAAGTATCTTTTTCCTTTAACGCTGCTATTTCCATTGTTGGTTACTACGTTACTACACTTAATGGCTCTTTATTGTGGGTGGAAATATTTTCCAACGGCCCCTTCACGTTGCCAAACGGCGGCGGGGAGGTAGCAGTAACCCCAACTATTACCCTAGACTAAATTCTTTGTATAGCAAAAAACCCAGGCGAACCCGCCTGGGTTTTTTGCATTTAGGGGCTTATATACCTTCACTATGCTAAGATTCGCTGAATGGGCATTTGTGGTAGGCGTGGAACTGCCCTTGCCGTCTATCCCGTTATTCGAGATGCAGCGCCTTGGTGGCCGGCGGTCAGGCTACGACGAGGGCGAGCAGGAATTCATCGACTCCACCAACACCCTCATGCGCACCATCATCGGGCAACTCCTCGCTGCCGGCAAGTTCACGGACCCACGCAACGAGGCAGAAGCGAAACAAATCGAGGCCGATCATTCCGGCACTTTCTTCCCTTACGCCCAGGCTTTGATGAAAGCCGCCAGGGGCGGCAGCGCCCAAATGAGCGGCGCTGACATACTGCAAGCGGCAGAAGAAGCCAACGGTCAAATCTGGATGGATGTCCTCAACCCCGAACTGTACAAGAAGCCCGGAGTAACCTGGGAATCGCTAAACCCGGCATCGGCGGACTTAAAAGGTATTCGTGGCAACCTGACCAAACGAGCCTACCACGCCACAGCCAACTACGCACGCGCCATGCAGAAGCGCCGTGTGGGCATGAGGACCGTGCAGATGAGTCAGTTGGAAAAAGGGGAAAGGTCGGGCGTCACAGACCCGGAGGCCGGAGGCGGCGACGAGTCCAGGGAGAACATGGAATGGGAAGACCTGAGACAAGGCGTCCTCGCCAATATTCAGGACGAACTGGATAATGAAAGAATGTCCGGCGGAAGCGGAACAAACTATCAAAAAAGAATTCAGAAACTTCAATGGGCACTAGAGATCGCTCAGAGACAGATGGCAATTCCCTGGACCTGGCGACCTATGCCGGAAGTTATTGCAGAAATCCCGGAACTGGCCGACCTCCCCAGGGGCGGTGCTACTCATGAATTGCAACAGATCGTAAACAGGGCCAAGATGAGGGCGTTGGGGCAGGAGCAGCAGGAGTCGGTGCGTTTGGCGCTCGAAGAATTCCACCGTTGGCTGTCTATATATCGGCATGATTAGGAAAGCGGACGGCACGCCTTACACCACCCTGGGCAGCAAACAGCAGTTTGATGATGCTGCACCCGAACACGACCTCTTCAACCAGTGGGACCAGGAGGCCATCCGCATGGGTGGTTCTCCGATCTACTACTACGAGTGTTTCATCGACAGCAACACCATCGACCCAATGTACCTGGAGGCCAGGGGCAAACTTTTCTCCAACAACCCCATCGAACTCTGGTGCTACTACGAACCCATCCCGTCCCAGAACGCGCAGACGGCCTTTGGCATCGACGCACCCGACGAAATGATGTTCGAGTTAAACTACAAAGCCACCCTGGAAGCCGTGGGCTATCCGCCCAAGGTCGGCAGCCGGCTGTTCACGCCGTTCCTCAAGGAGAATTGGGTAATTATTCAGCGCAACCTTGCAGAGTTTAAGATGTGGTCGGTTCTCCACATCCAGTTACTCTGTCAGCGCTACCAGGAATCCACCACGACCGGCGAGGGCAAGGTTCCGCAAAAGACCACGGACTACAAGATCGTATAAGGGGCCACATGAAGTCGTTCTACCAGTTATACAGATTGTTGAAGGAAGAAAACGGCGCACCTTCCCAGGGTACGACACCGAATACGCAGGGCACCGGGCAGGTTGACCAGATGCCCAGCGGTGCAGCCAGCAAGGGCACGGCTCAGGTTCCCAACTCGCCGGCTCCACCGGCCCACGAGCCAACGCCGCTAGACAACGTGGAGCAAGAGATTGACAACGCCATGCAGCAATTCCAACACCATCCCAACCAGCAGATGGTCAAGCCCTTCATCGACCAACTCAAGCTGATAAGCCAGCAGGTGTCCCAGATGTCGGACGCACTGGCCAAGGAAAAACCGCAAGAGGGCCAGGACAAGGCAGGCATGGACAACATGATGCAGCAGAACAAGTCAGCGGCGGGTCCGCCGCCACAAGCCAACGCTAACGCACCGCAGGCAGCGGGGATGAATGTTTCCCCAGCCATGCAGCAGCCTGCGGGGGCGTAACGCACTCAACTTCGTGTACCTGAAAGAAGACCACGCGACCGAAACGGGGTTTGCGCAAGGGCGCACGAATCTCCTGAATGAAGACGGGAAGGCGCTGGTCGCGCTTCCTGATTCGATAGGCTTTCATTTTCTCCTGACGAGAGTTCGGGGCATTCGCTTGCGGGCGTTAGCGGCCTGGGCGTCCTGACGTTCCTCACTTTGTCTTTCCAATTCCTCAAGGTAGCGGTCCACGCCGGCCTCGCCACGCTTGGCGTAGATGGAACTCAACACCCTATATTTATCGTCAAAGCCATTCCTTTTGTAGTCGCTCCACGAATTATGGGCGATGGTCTTGGCGAATCTGGCGATCCTCCCATCTCTTATATTTCGCTTGGCGCTCTCGGCGTGGTCCATCTCCTTGACGGTGTAAACGACCCGCCGGGGCACCACGAGTATTTGCGCATACGGTTCGCCCTTGCGGAAGATGTGCGTCTCGCCGGGGCGGGGTGAGCGAAATACCACGAAGAACACCTTCGGCCACCAATCCCCCTGAATATGTCCGCACACCGTCACGGGCACGGTGCCGGTTTGGTCAGTATAGAAGCGGGGATGAGGTTCGATGCGAATTACATAATCGGGCGGACACTTGATGTCCAGGGACGATGTGAAGCCATAGTGCCCTGGGGCAAATTGGAGGAACGGTGGGAAGGTCGTTCCATCGGGCGACGGCTCCTCATCCCACCGGCCCTCGAAGACGGCACGGCCCTCATTCATGCTCACCCGACATTCCGTGTCAAAGGGATATATAAGTTCGAGGCCGTAGGTGGACCCTTCGATAAACGGCGGGCAATGCCACGGCTGCGGCCTGTCGCCGTCCGTGTGCCCGTGCGAGTCACCGGCCCAGCCCGGTATCTGCAACTTAATAGGTCGAGGGGCGATGCCCTTATACCACTTGCGGTATTTTATCTCGATCTTATCCATTTTTGACCTTATTAACGCTAACTACCCTATTATAGCGAGATTGCCATGAGAGACGTTGGACCGAATATCACCGATCCCCAGAAGAGTTTAGTTGAGTGTCAGCCGAAGGGCCTGCCCCAATCCGAGAACATCGACCCGCCGCCGCCATACTGCCCCGACCCGGACGCACCCTGTCCCAACCAGCGCGACCCCGGAACCGAGAAAGACAGTTGGCTGGAAGACATCCTGAGCCGGCGGATCGACCTGGGCACGAGCGGCCTCTGCGACCCGATGCAAACGGGCCAGATTATTAACGACCTCGACAACCCCCAACGCAATACGGTGTACCGCTACTCGAAGGCCATCCGTGGCTGCGACGAGGCGGTGATGGACCTGTTCCGCAACCTTGTGGTGATTGACGAGGACGGTGTGGCCCATCCGGTGCCGATCATATGGGCCACCCAGGAACGGGCGGTCCTCGCCGTCGTCCAAGAGAACTTCCGCAAGGACGAGACGAACGTGGTGGACCGGATCAGGTTGCCGATGCTGGCGATCTCCTCCACCGAGTTTGCTTTCAACCAGGACCGCTACAGCTACCACTATGCCGTCAACTACCTGCGTGGTGCGCCCGACGCCAATGGCAATCCCGACTCGAAACCAACCTTTACCGAGAGCGAGAAGTACGAGAGGGACACCGTGTTCGGCGTGGCCAGGGGCCTGCCCGTCGATATTTCGTACACCCTCATCGCCTGGACGCTCTACCTCGAAGACATGAACCAAATTTTAGAACAAGTCTTCTTAAAATTCAGCCCCATTGCATACATACGGATTAGAGGAGTCGCCTGGGAAGTCGGCGTGAAGCTAGAAAGTGTTGCTAATAACTTGGAGACGGAACCGGGAGACAAGCAGTTGAGGGTGATAAAATTCCAGTTTAATATCAAAGCTGAGACGTATATACCCCAACCGATAGTTAGAAGGAAGGCCGTCTTGAAGACACGAGTGGAGTTTGTAGACGGGATGACCGAGCAGGATATAACACGGGTCATCGGAAGACTTGAAGTAGCCGTTAAGGAGCTTGAATGCTAGAGATTCGGAACAAGAACAAGTTTCCTGTGCAATTGATCGTCCGGTCACGGATGGCTCCAAGGGCATTTACCACGCTTAATATTCCGGGGGTGGGTTCGGGAAAAAATGTTTATCTCTTGGAAGATGAACGGACTACGCCCTATATACAGCGTGTAGAAGATATGGGATTGATTTCCACAAAGCACATACCAAACAAGTTGCGAAAGGGAGAATAAGACTATGGCGATATTACAGGGGTTTCCGCCGTCGAACACGATCAGTCCGAGTGTTCGTATCGCAGAAAAAGATTTGAGCTTTATAGCTCCAAACCAGTCGTTCCACCGTGCTGGCTTAGTGGGTTTTGCCAGTAAGGGTCCGATCAACTCACCGACACTGATTCAAACTACGCGACAGTTGAATACGGTATTCGGGTTCCCGCACCCTGACGTGGGCGACCCGTATCTGATTTACGCTGGGCAACTTTACCTTCAGACGGCGAACGAACTGTACGTCGTCCGGGTAGCGGACGTGGACCCGGTATCGGACGAGGCAGCAACGACGGCTTCCTGCCCAGCGCCGGCGGCGGGCGAAACCATTGACATATTCACCAGCACGCCCGGCCCCTACCACTTCGATGGTATGCACGGCACCACGCCCCACGACTATTTCTTCCGGTGGCGTTTGAACGGCGTATTGGCCTCCAAGACCCTGGTGGTCCTGAACGACGCCAATCGTCCCGCCCCGAATACCAACCAGCCGTGGTCCACCGCCGATCTGGTGAACGAACTTAACTCACAGTTGGACCTGATTCACGACGGCATCATGTTTTATACGCACCAGTACGGTGCCAGCCAAATGTTGGGTGTGAAGACGACGTGGGCGTATGGCCCGACCTCTTCGCTAGAACTGGTGGCCGTTCAGGACGCCATGTACGGTGGCGTTTTGGCCCCCACGGGCACGAACGTGTCCGGCTTGGGCCAGGGCATGACCATCGGCAGTACCACAGGCGCGAACCAGAAGTTCCCGGTCAACGGCTACCAGGCCGCTGGCACTTACGACTTCACGGGTCTGACGGGCCTAAACCTTCAGATCGTGGTGGACGGCACCGACAACGTATTGATCGACCAAGTAGTGCAGACGGTTGATATGGCGAGCCTGGAAGGTACTCCGCAGGCAATAGGTGCCATCGTTACCGCACTGAATGATTATGTAACGAACAACCTGCCTGGCGGCTTTGTCTTCTCGGCCACTGGCGATCAGCTAACGGTCAGCACGCTCTCTTCGGGTGTGGATGCTCGCTTGCTGGTCAAATCTGCCAGTACCGCCAACGACATCTTCGGGTTCGACAACCTGACCGCAGCGGGCCTAAGCCCGATTATGGTCACGGGCGATCCGGGCATCGAGCAGGCCGGCATCGTGGACGGTGCGCCAAATACAACCGGCGTTCCCTCCATGACGATTACTGCCGACTCCCCTGGCATCGACGGCAACCGTACCTCGGTGGTCGTGACCAATAACACCCGTGACGGCACCTTCAATATGTCGGTTTACAACAACGGCGTGCCGATGGAGGCTTGGGGCAACTTGACCAAGGACTCCTCCAGCACCTTCTATGTGGAAACCTTCCTGGCGTTGGTGTCGGACTTCGTTCGGGTGCAGGACAACGTAAGCGCCGGTGCCCCGCCCGCCGATAGCGGCCCCGCCGGTTATCAGCTTTCGGGCGGCAGTGACGGCATCCCATCGGACCCGGACCTTCAGGACACCCTGTTGATCGGCAGCCCGTTCGCCTTCACCGGCATGTACGCCCTCAGCGAGCCGGAGCAGGTCGATATTGACCTGTTGGCTTGTCCCGGTCACGCCTCGACGGCGGTGGTTACGGCCCTACTCGACGTGTGCCAGAACTACCGCATGGACTGCCTGGCCATTATTGATCCGCCGTTCGGCCTCACGGTCAACGAGATCATTGCCTGGCAGAATGGTACGCACCCCTTAAACCTCGTCCGGTTCGACTCCGACTTCGGAGCCTTGTACTGGCCGTGGGTCAAAATCAACGACAGCTACAACCGTGTGGACGTGTGGATTCCGCCGTCCGGGGGTGTCATGGCGGCTTATGCCCGTTCGGACTTCCTCGCCGCACCCTGGTTCGCACCAGCCGGCGTCACCCGTGGCGTAGTGCCAGGCGTTATGGACGTATTCAACCGTCCGACCTTGGCCGAGCGCGACTTGATGTACGGCAACCGCAACGCCATTAACCCGATCATCCAGTTCGTGGACATCGACGGCTTCCTGATTTGGGGCCAGAAGACGCTCCAGCGTCAGCCCACGGCCCTGGACCGTGTAAATGTGCGGCGCTTGATGTTCGTGTGCGAGAAGAAGATTCGGGCAGCATCCCGTGTGTTGCTGTTCGACCCGAACGACACGATATTCCAGGCTACGTTCTATCAGATTGCTGACCAAATCCTAAAGGACATCAAGGTTGGACGTGGCGTTTACGACTACATCATTCTGGCGGACGAGACTATCAACACGCCTGATGTTGTGGACCGCAATGAGTTCCGGGCCAGAATCGGTGTTCAGCCCACGCGAGCGGCAGAGTTTATGTTCCTCGAATTCTCCATCCACAGGACCGGAGACTTCAGCAGTGCCGGCGCACCTACGTTCAACTAAGTAATAAGGAGAAATAACATATGGCATGTCAAGGCAAAATGGGCATGGGGCCGATAGGCGGTGCAGATGTTGTCTTCAAGCGGAAGTTTCGCTGGCTCTTCGCCATTAAGACGAACTGCAACAACGGCTATATCCCGCCCACCATTGTGAAGTTAGCCGCAAGACCCAACCTGACCATTGAGGAGACGGAAATCAACTACCTCAACGGCAAGATGTGGATACCGGGCAAGGGCGCATGGGAAACCATCACCGTGACCTACTACGACGTAGGCGGTGCCGGCCTCGGAGACGCAATGACGGCTCTGTTTAGCTGGCTGGCGACGGTGTACGACTTCACCGATCCGGTGAACCTCTGCCAGTCGTCCAAGCGTGGTGGCGGTGGCGTTCCGGGCTATTCCGGCACGGGCACCCTCCAGTTGCTTGACGGTTGCGGTAAGGTCATGGAAACCTGGACGATGGAAAATATGTGGCCCCAGGCCATCAACTTCGGTGAGCTTGATTATAGCTCCTCGGAAGAAGT